AATAAGAAGAAACCAGAATCATTGAATGAAGTAGCTCAGAAAAATAAATCTTCTATTAGCATTTTAGGATCTCGTAAAGAGGTTAAAAAAGCATCTGATCCAAGTATGGATAGGATGCAACTACTTGCTGGTATAAAAACTAGCAATAAAAAGGAGGATAATTAATTATGTCAGTTCTAGGAAAACTAACTGAGGGGATTGTTGAGCGCAATCTGATTAAAGAAGGCGCTGCCCTCATAAACAAATGGGAAAAGTTTGGACTTCTTGAAGGTCTGAACGATGAGCGAAGTCGCTGTTCTATGGCACTTTTGCTCGAAAATCAAGCTAAAGAGCTTCTTCGTGAAGCGACTACTATGGCTCATGGTGATGTGGAAGGTTTTGCTGCTGTAGCATTTCCACTGGTTCGTCGAGTGTTTGGTGGACTTATCGCTAATGAACTAGTGTCAGTTCAACCGATGAGTCTTCCTTCTGGACTTATCTTCTTCTTGGATTTCACTTATAATGATACCAAGAAATCAGACGGTGCAATTGCCAATGAATCGATTTATGGTGGTGGAGTTGTAGGTTTGCAGATTACGGGTGGTGTTAATTTGACCAGTCAGGCTGCTGGAGTGTGGAATCTTGAAAAAGGTGCTTATAGTTTGAATAATGGGTATACTTCTCCTACTGGTAGTGTTGCGGTTGATTCAATGACGTTTGTTGCTGCGCGATCAGGTTCAGGTACTTGGTTAACTTCTCGTGAAAATGGTGATCCACTAGTGTCTAATCCCCTTGCTTGTGAACCAGCATATTACAATCAAGGTGACGGGCTCATTCATCATGATCCAGACCTTTCTGGGTCTCATATTTGTATTTATCGCGTCAATCGTCCGTGGTTTGTTAATTTGAATACTAGAGATTATTCAACTATTCATACTTCGTTGACAGGTGCCGAAAGTGGATATACGCTTGTTAGACGTTTAACACGCGAAGATCCTATGTCTTCTTCGGTTGCTGGTGGACCTTTCTTGCTGCTTACTTTTGCAACATTTAATTCTGGTTCTGTTACTACTGATTCTAAGATTAATGCTTTGGCTCTTACTGGTTCTAAACCTACATTTACTTATTCGATTGTTGATGGGTTTACTGCTGGTGGTGCTCTTGGTTCTGTGGTTGGTACTACTCCTTGGGGGTTTGAAGGTGTTGGACCAGTGACAGCAACTTCGATTCCTACTATTCCTGAGATCAATATCAAGGTGGACAGTGTTGCTGTAACAGCAATTTCTAAGAAACTGAAAGCAAAGTGGACTCCTGAGTTAGCTCAAGATCTTAATGCTTATCATAATCTTGATGCAGAAGTTGAGCTTACTTCAATTTTGTCTGAGCAAATTGCTCTTGAAATTGATCAAGAGATTTTGCAAGACTTGATTAAGGGTGCTACTGCTGGTACTTATCATTGGTCGCGTAAACCAGGGAAGTTTGTTGGTAAAACTACTGGTAAAGATCTTACCATTAATGGAACGGTATTGCCTGATTTTACTGGTACTGTGTCGGCTTGGTATGAGACTCTTATTGAGACTATTAATGATGTGTCGGCTCAAATCCATCGTAAGACGCTTCGCGGTGGTGCCAATTTCTTGGTGACTTCTCCTGAAGTTGCTAACATTTTGGAGTTTACTGCTGGTTTTAGAGCAGACATCACCAGTGATGACAATAAGGGTACTATTGGGACCGTTAAGACTGGCGCGCTTAATAAAAAATGGGATGTGTATGTTGACCCATATTTCGTGCGTAATTTAATTCTTGTCGGTCGAAAGGGTTCTTCGTTCCTTGAGTCGGGTTATGTATACGCTCCATATGTACCTCTTCAAGTGACGCCAACTATTTTTGGAACTGAGGATTTCGTACCTCGTAAAGGCGTTATGACCAGGTATGCTAAGAAAATGGTGAGACCCGATCTTTATGGATTAGTGGTTGTGGCTGACCTGCTTGGTTAATCTTAAATCTTAATAATTCCAACTAATTATGCCCCCGCAAGGGGGCAATTTATTCTTTTAAAAATTTTAAGATGGAATGACTGAAAATTATTTTCTTGACTTTTAGAAGCAATAAATATATACTATAAGAAAGTTGAGAATGAAGTAATGACTGGAATTTATCAAATAAGAAATGTTATAAATGGCCATCGTTATGTTGGTAGCGCGTTCAACATTAAAGGAAGATGGTCTGTACACAAACATTTGTTGGTGAATAGAAAACATATTAATCGTCATTTACAGAATGTTTGGAATAAATATGGAGAGCAAAATTTCATTTTTGAGGTGTTAGAAATAACAGAAAAAGAAAAAATTATAAGTCGTGAACAATTTTTTATTGATACGTTAAAACCAGAATATAATTTGTCTCCAACAGCAGGAAATACAACAGGAGTTCTTTTTTCTGAAGAAAGAAGAAATAATATTAGTAATGCTTTAAAGGGAAAGTGTGCTGGTGTCAATAATCCAGCAGCAAAAATTAATTTTGAAATAGCCGCTAAAATGCGAGAAGATTATAAAAGTGGACAATATTCTCAAAAACAATTATGTAAAAAATATAATGTTAGTATAAGAACGGTTCAATCTACTCTTTATAATAAAATTTGGAAAGATGAAAATTATGAATATGAAACACAATTATTTTCTGAAACGCACAAAAAACGCATAGGAATGGCTCAATCTGGAGAAAAATCTAATTGTGTTAAATTAACTTGGGAGAAAGTTAAAGAAATAAGAGAGAAATATAAAAAAGGTGATATTTCTATGAAAAAATTATCATTAGAATATGGTGTTTGTGTTATGAATATACACGACATTATACACAACATTATTTGGAAACAACAAGGTGATGAATGAAATGCTTAGTTCCCAACTGTCCAAATAGAAAATAATAACTATTTATTTATGTGCTATCTGTTGGTGATCTTGTTATTTACGATGATCTAGGTGTTTATTACGATAAAGACGATTATCAATTTCTGCGAGAAGACATAGGAATAATACTAGAATTTATTCCAGTGTCAGAACAAGTTAAGTATGTTAAAGTTTATTGGAGTAAAGAAAAAAATATATCTTCTCATATGATTTATAATCTACGAAAATTATAACAACAAATCATTTCATCTTTTATAGTTTATTCTAACTATTTATAATGGAAAAGGAGTAATTAAAATATGTCAGTGCCTACTGTTCTTTTACCCATAAGTACAACATCTTTTGTTATATTGCCTTCAACTGGCAGTACAGCAGCGGTTAATGCAGGATGTTCTTTTGGTATTTATTCTGATAGTACTTCAGATCTATATTCATCTGATTTTATTTCAGGAGCAGTTGATCAAGTATCTTTTGTTTATCATAAATTAGGTGGAGACGTATTAGACATAGAGTTGGTACCAGCAAATGTATATTCTTCTTATGAAGAAGCAACGTTAGAATATTCGTTTATTGTTAATATGCATCAAGCTAAAAATGTAATGTCTTCTATGTTGGGTCAAACTACTGGTACTTTTGATCAAGATGGGAATATGAAAACAAGTCAGTTAAAAACTGATTTGAGTGGGTCTCATATAGCACTAAAATATCCCAGATTTCAGTTTGGATATGCTAAAAAAGTTGCTATGGGAGTTGGTAATGCTGTCGGTGTTGGAGGTGATAAGACTGTTTATTCTGCCAGTTTTGACATTGTGGAAGATCAACAGGATTATGATTTGCAATCAATTGTAAGTTCATCAGCATTGACAGATGATGTGGATTTTACGGGGAAAGTGGGGAATAAGAGAATAAGCATACAGAAAATTTATTACAAGACGCCCGCTTCAACTTGGCGATTTTTTGGGATATATGGAGGATTGAATGTAGCAGGTTCAGGAATGAATTATAGTCCCTATGGTTATGGGCAATATTCGGATTCGACAACATATGAGATAGTTCCAGTATGGGAGCATAAACTTCAAGCTAGGGCTTACGAAGATAATCTTTACACAAGATGCAGTCATTACTCATATGAGATTCATAACAATAAAGTTCGTATCTATCCATCTCCGTCAAGTCTGTCAGTAACTCCTTCTAAATTTTGGATAGATTTTACAGTTGAAACTGATGCCTGGTCAAGCGATAATGGAAGTCAAAAAACAGATATTGATGGTGTGAATAATGCGAATACTTTACCTTTTGGGAATATACCATATGGTAATATTAACGGTATGGGCAAAAATTGGATTAGAAGTTACAGTTTGGCGTTATGCAAAGAAGTTTTAGGCCAAGTGAGAGGTAAATTCGTTTCCTTGCCAATCCCAAATAATTCTGTTACACTTAATGCTGAACAGTTGTTAGGTCAGGCAAAAGAAGAGAAAGAAAAATTGAGAGAAGAGTTAAAGAAAATGTTGGATGAATTGACTTATGTTGAAATTGCTAAGAGAGATGCAGAAATAGCTGATGCAACATTAAAGACTCAAGCAACAATGCCAACTTTAATTTATACAGGGTAATAAAATGACAGGTGTTTATCAAATAAAAAATGTTGTAAATAATAAAATTTATATTGGAAGTAGCAACAATCTTATGAGAAGAATTCAAGGGCATAAATGTATTTTAAGAAAAAATAAACATCATAATTGTTATCTTCAACGAGCGTGGAACAAATATGGAGAAAATAATTTTAAATTTGAGATAGTAGAATGTTGTGAATTAGAAAAAATAACGGAAAGAGAACAGTATTGGATAGATTTTTATAAAAGTTATAAAAGAAATATTGGATATAATATAGATGAAAATGTTGAGCACGTATTTTTATCGGAAGAAGTAAAAGAAAAAATGAAATTAAATCATGCTGATTTTACAGGCAGCAATAACCCTAATTCAAAACTTAATTGGAGCGTAGTGGAAGAAATAAGAAAAAAATATACTAAAGGTATTTCTGAATGTAGAATGGCTAAAGAATATGGTGTTTTACCAAATTGTATTAGTCGTATAGTTAGAAATATAAGTTGGAAAGATGAAAATTATATTATACCAACTAATGTTAAAAAAGATAATTCTAAAATAAATTTTGGAATAGCTAAAGAAATTAGAAACAAATACCAAACTAAAAAATATTCTTATGGCATATTGGCAAAAGAATATAATATTTCTAAATCAACCATTCAACAAGTTATTAAATTAAGAATTTGGAAGGAACCAACTTAATGGCTAACAATTGGTCACGTTTAACAAATCCTCCACCACCGCTATTTCTTGGCAAGAAAGAGAGAGATTTAGTTAAACAGGTGAATACTGAATTGGAAGAGAGAATCATTGGCCAGCAGATTCTCTACTATCCTCTCGATATTGAAAGATCCAACTATCACCCTTTATATGGGGAAGCAATAGAAAAAGTATATTTACCGCCAGTTCATGTGTATGTTTTGGTTGATTGGGAAGGATCATCTACAACATCCGATCAATTCGGTTTAGACAGGCTACAAACAATAACTCTTCACTTCCATTCTCGTAGATTAACAGAGGACCAAAATTTATATGTATCTGAGGGTGATATCATATCTTACGGTACTAATTATTTTGAAATAACTGAACTTAATGAGCCAACTGAAATATTCGGTCAGAACAAATATAAGATGGAAATATCTGCTAAGTGTAGAAAAGTTACTCAAGGGTTTTTTAACGGAGAACAATAAATAAGTGAAAGACGAATCTAAAAATTATACAAAAGATATTCCTTTTCTTCCATCCACTATAGAAACAGTCGATTATTCTGTATACGACTGGCTTTTTCAAACTATGAATCTGTCAGTAAACACAAATACAGGATTTAAACCAGTTCCTATCAAGTGGGTATCAGCAGAAAGGGCATATATTGTCAAGAAAGAAAAAGAAACTCGTGATTCTGACGGCACTTTACAATATCCTTTGATCTCTCTTGAAAGAGCGTCTATGATAAAAGATCCTACTTTTAAGGGTACTGCTTGGGCAAATTTACCTCCTGTTAATGATGTTAAAGCTGGTTCTATGACAATTGCCAGAATAATAAATCAAGACAAAACTTCTAATTTTGCTAATGCTGATTCTAAACGGTTAAGAAGGCAAATTAATTTTCCAAGAAAGAATAAAAAAATTGTGTATGAAACAATTTCTATTCCTATGCCTGTTTATATGACTGTTATGTATAATATCAATATAAGAACTCAATATCAACAACAAATGAATGAAATAATACAGCCTTTTGTTACATCTCCGGGTGGTATTAATTTTGTATTGTTAAAAAGAGATGGACATCATTTTGAAGGTTTTATACAACAAAATTTTACTACTAATAATAATGTCTCTAATATGGAAACAAAAGAAAGAAGGTTTGAAACAAAAATAGAATTAAAAGTATTAGCTCATTTAATTGGTGGTGGTAAGAATCAAGAAAGTCCTAAATTGGTTTATAGACAAAATGCTGTGGATTTTAAGATGCCTAGAGAAAGAATAATATTTTCAGATTCTCCTGAAATTAAGAATACTAGTGGGTATATTGGTATTAACAATGTTGAAGGTATCAAAAAAGAATAAATAAATCTTTTCTTTTCTTCCTTCCGCAAAAATCAACACTATTTATATTAGACGAACAAATATTTGCTATAAAGGCATATATCGTATTTTATCAAAAGGAGATAATTTAAATGTCTAACGAAGGAATTAAAAAATATAAGTTTGTATCACCTGGTATTTTTGTACAGGAAATTGATCAATCTCAGTTGCCAGCTGTTTCTAATCGTTTAGGACCAGTCATTATTGGGCGTACTGCTCGCGGCCCTTCTATGAGACCAGTTAAAGTTGAATCTTTTAGTGATTATGTGGAAATATTTGGTGAACCAGAACCAGGCGGAAGGGGAGGCGATGTGTGGCGTGATGGCAATCATCAAGCTCCTCTCTATGCTTCTTATGCTGCTCAAGCGTGGTTGAGAAATAATACTCCAGTTACAGTTGTTAGATTGCTTGGAGTACAACACAATGATGCTACTACAGCAGGTGAAGCAGGGTGGGATACAAAAGATTCTAGTGGTAATTTTAACGGTATTGGTACTACTGATTTGAAAGGTGGTGCTTATGGTTTGTTTTTAATTAATTCATCTTCTACAGGAGCAATACGGAAGTTGTCCCCTGATTGGACTCCTCAAACAGGTACGTTAGCTGCTGTTTGGTATATTAACGAAGGTAGCATCGTTCTTACTGGAAATTTACCAGTTATGGGTTCGTCAACGGATGGTACTGTCGATGCTAGTGGTTCTGCTGTACTTATCAGTTCTATGGGTGCAGATAATGAGTTTAAGTGCCATATTTATAATAAGACGGGTACTATGGTTAAAACAACTACATTTAATTTTAATAAGAATTCTTATAAATATATTCGTAAAGTTTTTAATACTAATCCGGCATATTGTAATCCAGATCTTGCTCAAAGTGCGAGTTTTCAAAATTATTGGTTAGGTCAAACATTTGAGAGAGACATAGATACATATATAACAACAAACACTAGCACTACTGGTTCTTCATTTGGTGTTATTGTAGCGTTGAAAGGAGCGCATTCTACC